TGATAGAGACTAACGAAAACTATTGGGACTGTGAGTGTGAGGAAGATTACATTCACGAAAAAGCAAAAAAGAAGTATTGTGTTAAGTGCAACACATTACATTTCAATCAACCAGATTCTCGACAAGAGGAAATTGACCAATTAAAAAGTAATTAAAATGAATAAAAAAGATTTCATCCAAGCCTTGGGAGTAGGCGTAGCCTTCGGTTTAATAATTTACTGTTTGATGATGGTTGCTGTTCACTTTATTGACAAGAACTCAGAGAGCATTATAACAGAACCAGTAAAAACACCAATAGAAACCATACCTATAAGGTTACATGAGGAACTAAATCCGTCACGGAAGGCAATTCCGATACCTGTGGAAACACCAGATGCAGATTTGGCTATGGTGACATTCAAGTATCAGACAAGAATGCAAGATAGTTATGACAATAAGATGCTAGAGAGAGCAGAGAGCGAGGAATCGAAAAAAAAAGAAATTCCTGTTAGTGTAACATTAACCAAGTATCAGTTATCTAAGATGCTTGAGATTCTGGAGGAGGAAAATAGCTACGGTCGCCCTGCTGACCCCCAAGACGCATACACATTCTATTCTGTGGCAAAGAACCTTGCTGATTCGGAGGAATATAGTATATCATCTACTCACTTAGCAAAGAGGTTAATTAAATGACTTGGTTAATAGTATTAGGTATCTGGGCTATTCTAATAGTATTAATT